GTATTGATTCAACACTGTCTAATATACCAGCAAGTGAGAAAATAGTAATACACCACACTAGCACTAGTGGGCGTACATTTTTACTAAGCCAAGAATCAGAAGCAGCATCTGCTTGCCAACGATTTGTTATAGCCTCGATCTCTTTGTTTTGCTGATCGTATATTAATTGTTGTAATTTTATTTTATCTTCTACGCTTACATCTGCTTTTGTTATCTCAGCAATAGCTTCTTTTGGAGAAACTACACCTTGTAAAACATTGCCAAGCGCTGGGTTTATCATACCTGCAGCTCCTAGCAAAAGCTTACCTACAGTTGTATCTTTAAATTGTTTTTTAGGCATAATATTTTATTTTAACATTTCCATCTACGTCTAGCAGCTTTACCTCTTTCACCTGTCCAACCTTTTGATCTTGCACAAAAAGCTTTTCTACGTTTTGCAGCTTTGCTACCAGGTTTTACTTTACCAGTTACAGCTGTTTTAAGTTTACTGCCTGGGTTTTGTTTTCTATATGAAGCAACTCCAGCAGCTGTCATACCAGCACCTTCTTTTGTTTTTCTGAAATGTCTACCTTTACCGGTAGTTCTTTTATTTGTTTGCTTCATTGGTGAAGCATTGTCTTTTTTAAATGCTTTTTTATCTCCTGGGTGACCAGTTGCGCCAAATCTTTTAGGACCAATAATACCACAACCACAATGCTTAATAGGTGTTTCAACTACATAATCAGCATTACCAAAGTCATAATCTTTACCTGGCTTCATATGTTTTGTTACACCATTATTACCAACACCTTTAACATCAAATTTAACACCTTTCATAGTTATTTTATTACTAGGTATTATATTTACATCATTGTTAACGTCTTTGCTGTCTGACTTATAACCTGTAATAGATATAGCCGCTTTTATACTTGAGTTAGGTAATTTAAAAGCCATTTATTTTCCGAAGCCCTTCATCTTATAAGAAGGTCTAGTTAGTTCTATTGACATTTTAACAGGTGTTTTCTTAGTACCACCTTTTTTCTTAATTCTTTTTTGTATTCTAGCTCTACGCTTATCAGACATTTCTGTATTAGTGTCTAATTTATTTTGTAATCTTTGAGCTTTTAATTGATCATTTTGAGATGCTAAATTACCAAGACTTCCTCCACTTTGAAAACCTTTTCTTCTTGCAAGTCTTTTTGTTCTATCATTTAAAAATTGACCAGCATATATATTTCTTCCACTTCCGCTACCTAATGAAGTATCAACAGATGCTTTTGCATCAGATATTGTTTGATCTAAAATCTTTTGTCCTTCTTCTTGACTCATGTTTCCAAAGTCATACTTACCATCTGCGTTTTTCTTATAACCTTTTTCAGCCATCATTTTATCAGCTGCAGATTGAACTTGAGCATTATAGTTCTCATCCCTGCCTCCTGATTCAAAATTTTGAGCACCTCTTTGCATTCCAGTGTATATAGATTTACTACCTGAAGTGTGTAAATATGGATTAAAGTTAGGATCTAACTGACCTAAAGCTTGTCCAGATACTATGGCTTCATCTGATGGATTTATTGGTGTACCTCTTCTTATTGCTTTTCTTATTCTTCTATTAGCTGCAGCTACTAATTTACCCTCTCTAGCAGCACCTCTATTTATCATTCTCATGTTCATTCTAACTTCTCTGTTAGTTAGAGGTCGCATTGATGTACCTGGCTCATTAACTTCTAAGCTTTCTGAAGCGTCAATAGTTGTGCTTTCTCCAGTACCTACACAGTTACAAGACTTACCATCTGCTGAAACTTGTTTTTGCTTACCATCTGCGCAAGGTGCTTTTGACGCGCAAGGATCGTAATCTCCTTCGTCAGCAAATTTACATTGATAACCATTACAACCTTCAACGGTACTAGTATAAGGAGTTTTAGAATATCTTGGACAACATTTTCTAAATGTTCTACCACCTTCGTTTAAATTAGTGTTTGGTGTAATTTCAGGATCACCACCAATATTAGCTTCAATTATAGCGTCATCTTCTTGATGAAAAGGTGAAGAGTATTTTGTTAGCTCTGGAGCTACTCTAGTTGTTGATCTCAGCTGCATGCCGGATCTTTTCATTTTAAATGCCATAGTTTTTAGTTTTATTCAAACGAAGCTTTATAAGCGTTATAATTTTTAAATTGACCTTCACCTTCACCTTTTAAGTTGTTTGCTTTAAAATCAGCTCTACTCATCGGTTGATTTACGTCATTTTCTTCATTATTGTTCTCTTCGTTTTTGTTTTGTTTTTCTTGGTTTAGCTCTGCTTCTTTATTTTGACAATCAATTAAAGCTTGACCTTCTAAACCTTGTTCAACACAAGTCTTTTTCTCTGAGTTAACCTCAGCTATATTTGTGTTTACGCTAGACGGTTCTTCAACACCACTTTGTCCTGAAGTTCCAGAGTTATACGCACCAGCAATATCAGTAAAGCCTTTTGAAGCTATGCCAGCGCCCATTACTAATGTTTCATTAATTTTAAATGGACTAGCTTTTTCACCAGTTGCGTGTACGTTTTTATGTTTTAATTTAAATGCCATGTCTATGCGTTTTTTACAGAACCATAAGCTCTTGTTTTAGCTCCTTTCTCCCATGGAAACCTATTGTCACCTTCATGAAGCCATTTACCATTATATAATATCTTACCGTTTTTTCTAGGATATTTTTTACCATCGTAAGTTACATCATTGTCAGTGTAGTCTAATTTACCAGACTGCATGTCTTTTTGATGTTCTATCTCTTCTTTAATAGCATGTTTTTGTACTACGGGAGAAACATCTTTGCTTACAAATATAGTTCCATCTTTATTTGCTTCAGCTATAACACCTTTATCTAACTTCTTCTCTATTACAGGATATTCTTCCTTTTTTTTAAAAGGGCTATTTCTCTGTATATAAGGCATATTAGTTTCCGCAGTTCTTACACTTACCCATCATTTTACCACAAGTTGGGCATGGTGCTTTAAGAACTTTACTCATTTGTTTAACTGGTGAACTACCTTTTTTATATTTAGACTTTTCATAATCTCTTCCATCTTCTCTGAAATTATTAATATCTTTTATAGGTGAAGCCTTCATGGGCCAACCAGCTGGTGATACTTTAGGTGAACAACCTTCACAGTTATCTCCGAATAATTTTGCTTTACCTTTTTTAACTATTGCAGTTATAGGTATATTTACGTTTCCCATGATTTACATTTTAGCTATTTTACCTTTACCAAGGTTATTCTTTTTATTCATCTTGTTTGCTTTATTAACAAGTCTTGAATTTTTTCTTACTTTTCCTTCAACAGCAGCATTTTCTGCTTTTTGAGCAGTTTTATCATACTTCATCTCTTTTTTAGACTTAGCTTGTTTAGCTGGAGACTTGCAGTGTGCTTTTGCAGGTGACTTGTATTTTTTAGCAGGAGATTTCTTTTTATCAGGATGTCCTTTACCGCCGTCAGCTTTACTAGCATGAACAGCTTTTCTTTGAGCAGCTGACTTATATCCTTTAGCTGGTGAAGATTTTTTAAGATCTCCAGCACCTTTACCGTCTGCAGCAAACTTAGGTACCTTTTTACCATTAACTTCTACCATCTCCATTTTTTGTTTAACTGGAGACTTACACCCTCTTTTCTTATTTGGTGAGTTTTTCTTTTCTTCTCTTTGCTTATCTCTTAATTCTTTTCTTTCTTTTCTACGTTTTCTTCCTTCTTCAGTAGATATTTTGATGTTACCTATTTTTTTACCTAAGTTTTTTACACCGTCTACTATCATATCAGGTACGTCTTTAACTTTAACATCTCCTTTTTGCTTAGCAGGAGAAGCTAATATAGCTGCTTTTAAACCTTCGTTGAGGTTTTTTTGGTTACCAACAAGCGCTTTCATCAAAGGACTTTTTGGTTTCATTTTAAATGGTGACTTGTTATAAGGCATCTTTTTGTTTTTAATTAGTTATCTATCTTTATCTTTAATCATATCATCAATGGCTTTATTATATACCTTATCTGTATACGACTTGTTGTTATAAAACTTGCTTCGCTCGCTAGTAGGTAAATCCTCCTCAGCAAGCAATATTCTGTAAATTCTTGAGATTAGCTGCCTACATCTGAAAGAAGTTTTGTAGACGCTGTATTTAATTGAAGTGCGGTTTCGGTGACGCCAAACATCGATCCAACCAGCTTTACGCAGGCGTTCCCATCTGTTTTTGTCCCAGGAGTAAGTATATACCCCCTCTATAAAATCATTACGTGTAAAATGAGTTTTGCAATCTAAATAGATTAAAAGTTCTAAATCAGCATCTTTTAACCCATAAGTTTTACAGGCCCATTTACGAACGAGCCTGTAATACTTAAACAAATTCATATCACGTATATCTGTAGGACTTAGTTTCATTCAACTAATACTACATCGCTAAACTGTATAACTGTGTAAACATTTTCTTTATATGATATTCCATGTCCAGCATGCTTGTCATAAAATATAATATCATCAGTTTTAACACCTACAACCTTATCACCTGCAGATATTACTTTAGCTTTTTTATATCTAACCTCTTTATCTTTAGCTTCAGCTATCTCTAATCCACCTATTTTACGAGGTTCCTCTTTTATTTTTTCTATTATAATATAGTAGTTAATTGCTTTCATTTGTTCTCATATTAGATATTACACAATCTGCAGAGATTATAGTCTTAGCAACACTAACTGCATTTTTTAAAGCTGACTTAGTTACAAGCAATGGATCTACGATGCCTTCTTCAATCATATTTTTAGTACAACCACAAGTAACATCAACTCCTTCACCCTCTTCCCACTCATCAACCCATTGTACTCTTTCTGAGTAATTAGCGTTTTCAAGTACTTTTTCAAAAGGATATTGTATTGCTGACATTAATATCTTCTCCCCATCACCACCGTGAAACTCTGCGTATTTAGCTGCGTTAAGCAAAGCTATACCACCACCTGGTACTACACCTTCTTCAATAGCGGCTTTAGTTGCATGCAGAGCATCTTCTACTCTATCCATCTTTTCTTTTTGCTCAACTTGCGTGTAAGCACCAACTTTTATAACACCTACAACACCAGACAACATAGCAAGTCTCTTTTGATGTAAACCTTTCCAAAACTTGTCTTTAGTCTCTTTTATTTTGTTTTCAACAGTTTTTATTCTGTCTTTTAAAAGCTTTTCGTCTTTTTCTACTGTAAGTATCGTAGATTTTTTATCAGTAACAGCTTTTTTAGCTCTACCAAGAACATCAGGTGTCATTAAATCCATGTCATCACCAAGTTGTTCACTTATTACTTTAGCACCTGTTAACAACGCTAAGTCCTCAAGTGTGTCTCTTTTTGATGGACCAAATCCTGGTGAGTCAACTATATTTACTTTTATGTTACCTTTTACTTTGTTCATCAATAAAGTAGCAAAAGGTTGTTGCTCCATATCAGCAACAATCAACAAAGAAGCTCCTTTTTTAATTATAAACTCTAATATCGACTGTATTTTACGTACTTGTTCAATAGGTGAGTCTACAATTAACACATAAGGATCTTCTAAAATAGCTTTATGGTTGTCTTTATCCGTATATAAGTGCGGAGATTTGATTTTACAACCACTTAGCTCAACTCCGTCAACAATTTTAATGTAAGTACTCTCATCTTCTGAGCTTTCCATCAAAACTACGCCATTTTTACCTACTTTTTCATAAGCTTCAGCAATTAAACTACCTAAAGTCTCATCATTATTGCAAGAAATTTTAGCAACATGCTTAATTAGCTCTTCGTCGGCGGGTTTTTTTATTTTTTCTAGGTATTCTAGCACTTTTTCCATCGAATAGTCGATGCCTTTTATAATTTGGCGTGTATCTTGCCAACCTTCGTAGCTATTATACTCTTTTAAAACAGCATGGGCAAGGACGGTAGCTGTTGTAGTACCGTCACCTGCTTCCTCTACTGTATTACTCGCGGCTTGTTTAACCAATTTAGCACCTATGTTTTCAACCGGATCAAGTAAGACTACGCTCTCCGCAACGGTTACACCATCTTTTGTTATCACCGGTTGACCAATGGTATCTTCATAGATTACACATTTGCCTCCAGCGCCTAAAGTTGAGCCAACTGCTTTGGCTAACTTGTCAACGCCTTTCATTATTTTTGATCTAGCCTTCTTGTTAAAGCTAAGATCTTTAACTATACTTGTTGTATTATTAAAATTCATTATATTTTATTCTATTAATATGGTTTTATTCAAATGTTTTTACTACTTTTGGGCCTTTTACAAAATCAGCTCGTTTTTTGTAGTGTTCGACAGATCCGTCAACAGCTTGCTCTGCACCAACTAGAGTTTCTCTTCTAGTTACATCATGCCATTTTTCACAGCATTGATCTTTTTGTGGATCGCAAGGACAGTCGATATCTTTATATTCTGTCTGATAATATCCATTGGGTAATTGTGTTATCCTCCAGTTCTTTTTTTCTGAAAGATGGTTCCAAAGGTCAATGGTTTCTTTGGAGGTTTGTTGTGGTTGACTACTCCACGTATTAGTCTTGTAATAAAAATACGTCATTTTAATTGGTATTTAAGGTTAATAATAAAATTAGAACTAAGGCGCCGATAAGACGCCTTAACTCTAAAGGTTTTTAGCTTATGCTAATAGGTCATGAACAACATTACTTACAGCTTCAGTAGGAGTCCAAGTTACTACTTGTAACTGAGAATCTGCTAGTACATCATAAATAGCCTTTTGAAGACCAATTACGTTTGAACCATCAGTGTCAGCCGCGTGAGTAACTAATAAAACGTTACCTTCTACACCAATACTCATGTCAGTATTAGCAGCTCCGTAAGATGCAGTTGTCCCGCTTCCAACAGGTAGGTAATAATCTCCTTTTCCTGTAATCGCGAATTTTACAAATTTTTGCATGTTTTTAAGTTTTAGTATTTGTTATAAGGTATATGGATTAAGTGGAATACCTATTACCACTTTCTTTTTTAGTTCCCATGCCTTCATTACCTCTATTAGATTTAATAGAAACACATTTCTGTCTTTTATGATCGTAATCGTGGCCTGGAGG